AAGAAACGGATCATAACATCGTACGGGGATCTATGATGGGCAACCTTGTCTCTTTCGTGGTGCTTTGTCTGCTAAACAAGATATGTCTAGACAGAGCTCGCCAGAAAGTCGAAGACTGCGGCCCTACCTATAGACCTGCGATGGTCAACGGTGATGATCTGTTTTTTGCGGGATCGGATAAATTGTTCAATCAGTGGGTTCTTGAAACTAAAGAGATAGGTTTCGTGATCAACCTGAAGAAGACTATGAGGAGTAAACGCTGGGGCGACTTGAATTCGATGACTTTCGATTTCCGTCGCCGGCTTTTCGTACCTCGTCTTGACTTCGGGTTTCTCGGTACTAATCTCTGGAAAGAACCAGAAGGGACCGTTGCTGATTGTCTTTTTTCTCTTGTTTCTCGGATTAGGTTTGCAACTGCCGCGTGGCTGTTGAACCTCCGCCCGATACAAGAGATCTTTTCCCGCCTTCCACCTGCCTTAACCCTCATTCCTCGCCGCTGGTGGCAATTTCTGGTAAAGAAACGCTGGTTCCGTGATTGCTTGTCGATGAGCGATCCCTTGACGGTCTCATCTGGCGTTGAACGGAAATTGCCTTTTGTCCTCGGACCACCTTTAATCGAGTCGTCTCCTGCCATTGAGAAGGAGATAGCCAGGCTCGACCGAAAGGTGATCCGTAGTTGTGTAGGGGAGTGGAGAGGTGTCATGGCCTGTCCTATTAGTAAGAAAGTGAGAGGACGTGCTCTTCCAACCAGGAAGAATCACAGTTCGAACATTAGGCTTGCTAGGGGTAGACCTGAAGCGAAGCGCCTGTGGCTTGAGCCGGTCTTGAGTTTTCTACAGAGGAATTTTTTCGACAAATTCCTTTACGATAGAAACGAGACTTGGATCAGTGACCAACCAGGACTTCAATTCACGATACCACTTATCCGCTCCTCTATTCGTCCTATCCATTTTGCTCCTGCGTTTGGCGATTGTGTCCCCGAGCTAAATGCCGAGGGTGAGACAATTTATCGCCTCAACGGTACCTCTATCTTGCCTTACGATAGACGGTGGACCGAAGAGGAGATGTCAGGCGCATAATATTGACGCGTGTAAGTACACGCCTTGGAGGATTGCAGACCGAGGTGGCGTTTCCTAGACTGTGTTACAAAGGAAATTGCGTTTGCAGTGGGTAGAGGTAAGGAAATGGCAGGGAATGGATTAGCTCTTTGTTAGTCTCGAGAGTCCTGTCGTGCGTTTCTTGAGTAGTGGGATGTGGGTAACGGAGCGATATCGGTGAGATGACACAAGGCCGCGTATTCGTACAACGCTGAGTTTCCTCAATCCCTATCGTTCCCACGGCAGTGGCTTCGGTACACTGCACCCGGGTACGCAAACATCCGGACTCTCTTCTGAGACAACCTCATGCTATGGAAGACGGCCGTGCACACGCGGCCCGTTCGTGACACCCCCTTGACAAGGCCCCCTGCGGGGGGAGGCTATGGTCCTACTGCTGGACTGGGTGAGTGATATGGTATTGGCTGGTACTTGTACCTAGGAGGCCATATCGCGTGCGTACTTCGGTCGTTCGACCGTCTTCCTGTGTTAACCGTAGGTCCAAAGGTAGGCCCGGCAACGGAGGCATCTTAAGAAAGAGAGTTGGCATAAAGGAATGGACGACTGGTATGGATCGAGCTGGGATAACCGGCTTCTCAGTACCTGTCAGGAACTTAATTAAACCCGCTGGACGTCTTTTTTGGCGTTTCACGGTCGCCGAGGCGTATTAACTATACGTGACAAAG